TAGTTGGTTCAATATTACCTTGATAAGCTTTATACTTATAGTCTGTTGGTTCAATAACAGTTGCTTTGTTTTTCTTTAACCATTCCTGTTGTAGGTCTACAGCCTTAGAGGTCATTTGAGTCTTTTGTTTAGTTCTTCTAACTATTACCATTGAAAGTGATTCTTTAGGTGTTACCTTGGGCATAGATTCAGCTTTAAACATAGGAACTTCTATCTTTTTAGGTTGAGGTACTACTTTAGGTTTACTCTTTACTGTTACTTTCTCTTTTATAGTCTTAACTACTAGTTTCTTCTTTGTAGTAGTCTTCTTAGGTTTAGGTATTACTGCTCTATCTTCTTTAAGAGTATGACCTCTCTTCTTTGCTCCTAGTTTACCATTACAACTATATGAACAAGTAACTGTCTTTATATTGTGAGCAATAAAAGGAGTATTACACTGTACACATATCCTATCTATATTGATAGTTGGTCTAACTCTTTCTCTTTGTTTAATAGTATTAACTATCTTTCTACATTCATCTGAACAAGTCTTCTTTCTACCACCTTTAGGTATGTTAAACGTAACTGTACAATCTGGAGCTTCACAAGTTCTATCTTCTCTCTTGTTTCCTGATCTAAGTCTATTTTTGTAATGAAACTTATCTCTACAACTCTTACTACAGAATTGTTTGGTTCTAACTTCAGGCATAAACACTTCTTTACATTCTAAACATCTCTTTTCTTTCTGTACTACTTTTTTCTTTTCATTGTTGAAAGATTGTTGACACTTTCTTGAACAGAATACTGTAGTTGAATTAACTAATCCCATATCACCATTACAATGCTTACAAAACTTATGTTCTTTAGGTTTAGATTGAGTACATCTCTTAGAACAAAATCTAGTACCTAGCTTAGTATGATTGATGTCTGCATTACATACAATACATCTTCTATCTCCTAATCTTTTAAGTTCTTCTTGTCTTTTCTCTTCTCTTTTATACTTTTGATTGCATACAGAATTACAGAAATGTTTAACTAAAGTCTTACCTCTAGTTTCTGTTACTGCTCCACATTGTTTACAGTTACCCTTTGCCATTACTTATCCTTGATAATATTCTTTTCTGTTTATTCTGTCTAATTGATCCATGATATTATTAGTGGTTTTAAACTCACTACTAGTGCCTATATTCTTCTCTAAATCAAAGTATAGGGTATTAGCTAACCTTAGACATTTCATCCCTGCTGAGCCTTTAAATACATCTTCTTCAGCTAAGTATAGACAAGATGATACACCTAATAATAAAGCATTACCATCTACATCTTCACCATTTGTTATTGTTTCTAGCTTATTATATGCAGATGTTACATATTCTACAGCTCCATTCTCAGTCTTAATTCCATGGTTCTTTTGAACCAGTTGTAATAATTCTTTAACTTCTGGATGTTTACCTTTAGCATCATCTAAAAATTGAGTTAAGAAACTCATTGCTAAAGCACTATATTCTTTATGATATTCTTTCATTTACTTATCCTTCCACTTTACTTAATATTAATCTTATTAAACAATGTTCTCCATATGTCTTAGCATGATTATCATCTATATCTTTAAGTAACTTAATTAGTTTCTTTGGATCTATTAGCTGTTGTGGTTCTGTGTATATGTTCATTTATAATCCTTTATAGTTCATATTCTTTACTAATCATATTTGGTCCCCTAAGTCTATTTTATATCTGCACGCTTTTATTTTAGACTCCGCTTCAGCCAACTTTAGTTGAAGCCATTTATAATCAGCGTCCTCACCTTTTTGAAGTCTTTTAAACATCATCCAGTCTTCTCTTGCTATTTTTAATTCTTCTTCAAATGACATATTAATCTAACGCCATTAGTGATTGTTCTGCAGAGCGGTCTAGCTCTTCTTTGTAGTACGGAAAAGTTACTATGCCGTAGTTGTCGTAGATCTTTTTACAAGTTGCAAAACCAGGTGATTTTACTTTACCTTTAAGATAGTTATCTATCATTATCGGCTGAACCCCTAAAGTCTTTGCTATTCCGTACTTCTTCACCCCTGAGTCTAGGACAGACTGTAAAGCCTCTCTAACTGTTATCATTTTATTCCTTTCTCTTTATATAGTATAATTATATTATACTAAACTTAGTTTAACGTTAAATCTTATCGATTAAGTCTAAAACATCTTCAATTTGCTCGTTTGACCAAGCCACACAGCTAAAACCAGAGGCGGCCTGTATCTTTTGTAAATTCAAATCCTGTAGCTTAGTAGTATTTTTTTTCTTTTCCGGCACTTTAACTTCTACACCTACAAAAACACCTTTATAGCAAACAAGCAAGTCAGGCACACCTTTTTTAGTGGCTGCTACTACTTTGACAACATAGGCACCTTGTTTTTCCAGGTACTTAACTATCTTAGATTGTATCTGTTGTTCTTTCATATTAAACCTTTTTCGTAATAACTATTAACAAAATTCTTTTTGTTAATTGCAACGGTTGTATATACTTGATGAGATATACCTTCTTTAACTAATAAATAGTGTACGTTAATAGGTTCGTCTCTTTTCATATTACATTGTCTAGCTCTTCTTTGAGAGTATCGGGCCGTACTAAAATCCATAGAGTAAATAACTAAAGTTTTATACATGGAAAGATCTACTCCCTCCGCGAACGACGTAGCTTGTAGTATTCTAGCTTCAGCAAAAGACTCTTTAAGTAGCGCCTCCTCGTTTTTGTAATGGTAAAAGATAACAACCGAAGCCTCGTCCCCGAAGTGTTGCTTGATGTACTGCACTTTCTCTCTATTTCGTAGCCGAATATTAGAGTCTTCATTTTTTAATGTCCCCCCTTCTATTTGATGTAAGCCAACTAATTTTTTCATAGGTGTATCAGCTGCGTATTCAAACTCTGTTATGTAGTCTTCTTTCTCTAGCTCCCGGTATAAATCCCTTGTCTCCTCGTTAAGATCAACCCAATGTAGTATATCGTTAGGTTCATAGGTAAAACCTAGTTCTTTCCTTGTATAACTCAGGAATAAATGGGCTATAGCGTCCCAAATAAGATCCTTTTTTACTTTATCGTACTTTTTGATCTGTCTTCCGCCTAACCACATCATATCTGGAATACCGTAATGCTCGAACCACCTGTAAAAACTACTGTATTTATTAAACGGTGAGTACTGTGTCATCGATAATTGATGAAACAACTGAGCGTAAGTTTGAGCGGAGGGCGTAGCCGATAAGAATATAACAGGTAATTTATGCGTAATACTTTTAACCATTTTAGCTACTTTACCTAATTTAGGGTAAGCGCTTAGGTTTGCGTGAGCTTCATCTATAATAACCAAGTCAAAATCTTTTTTAGTTAATTTATGAAGGGATTCGTAATTAACTGCTGTGTAAGATTTAGTTATGCTGTATGCGCTCATTGTATCATCCCAGCCCTCCAAAGCTTTCTTTTTAGTAATAATCAGAATATTTTGAGCTTTGGTCATTTCACACACAAGTATAGATGTTAATGTTTTACCTGTTCTCTCTTCCATAGATAAATAAACAAGCCCATGAGATTTTAAAATCTCACAGGCTTTGTTGCTTATCTCTTCTTGGTGTTTATAGGGTTTCACTATCGAATTAACCGCATAAATTCGCTTCTTACAGCTTGTTTATCTTTGAATACACCCTTCAGAGAGCTTGTAATAGTTTCGGAGTCTTGTTCTTGAACGCCCCTACTTGACATACATAAGTGCTCAGCTTCTATTACAACAGCTACACCTAAAGGTTCTAACTCTGCCATTAAAGCATTTGCAATATCTGTAGTTAATCTTTCTTGTACTTGTAGTCTTCTTGCGAATACGTTGGCTAGCCGGGCTAATTTAGATAAGCCGATTATTTTACCGTTAGGAATGTAAGCAATATGAGCTTTACCTATAATCGGGGCTATATGGTGCTCACAGTGGGAATAGATTTTAATATCTTTTACAATAACCATTTCATCGTAATCTTCTCCCCCGTCTTCAAATACTTTCATAACAGCAGACGCTTCTTGAGAATGACCAACACCCCAATAATTCTTCCAAGCTTTTAAGAATCTCATTGGTGTCTCCTGGAGCCCTTCTCTCTCCGGGTCATCGCCTATAAATTCAATTATTGTTTTAACCGCGTCTATATATTTCCTATCAAATTCTTCTACTTTTTTCATTATTTTACCTTTTCTATTAAAAATGCTAAGTAATTAGCTACATCAGCAGCCTCACTTATTATATGTTCTGTGTCGTTACCCGCTTCAACGGCGTCTTCCAACTCCACGACTTCTCTTTTTAGTTCTACTAGTAAAGTATCTACGCTTTTATGCTCCCAAGATCCTTTATTTCTGTGTCTCATTAGCTTGAACTGCATAGCCACACCTAAGTCAGCTATGATAGCTTTTTCTCTACGCTTCATCCCTAAGTCCTAAGGCCCAATCTCTTTCTCTACAAGTGGAACACTCACCACACTGAACTTCTCCGCCTTCATAACAAGAGTATGTAAAGTCTGGGTCCATACCAGCTTTGATACCTTCTTGAGCAAGTTCTTTTTTATCTAATTGTTCAAAAGGGGCTACTAACGCTACTTGATTATAAGTACCGAACTTCATTGCATCAGCTTGAGCTTTATTAAACTCGGGCCTGCAATCTGGATAAACAGCGTTGTCTCCTTTATGAGAAGCAAGCATAACACAGTTTAATTCATTACTCTCAGCTATACCCGTTAAAATACTAAGCATAATGCCGTTTCTAAAGGGTACAACTGTAGATTTCATTGTTTCATCTTCATAATGACCGTGGGGTATATCCCCGTCACCTAGTAAAGAGGATGTCATATCTTTAAACACTTCCCTAGCATCAATTACTTTATGAGCTATGCCTAACTTATCACAGTTATATTTAGCCATTTTAATTTCTTGTTCGTTGTGGTTTGAACCATAGTTAAAACTCACGGCCATTGCTATCCTATCTTTATTTACGTATAAAGCAGAAGTAGAATCTAACCCTCCGCTGTACGAAAGTAGTGTGTCTTTCATTTTGTTAGTTCCTTTATAAAATTAATGTTGTCCGTACATAAGTTATTCCAAGCCAACTCTGTATCAAAATCTACTGCTAAAGGGTTTTTAGTTGTCTGAGTTCTCAAGTCAACATTATTAAGTCCCCCCCATACAGCAGCGCTACTATCCCAAGAACCGACCCATTGTTTACATAAAGCTATTTCATACATAGAATCTGTAGCTCCCAACATATGAATCTTTTTCGTATCCATACCCTCTTCGAAATAAGCTCTTAGAAAGTTGTATCTAGATGCAGGGTTGTTCTTATCGCTACCTATTAGTTGTTCAACGTGGAAGAAACTTAAACCTACTTTGTCTATCTCATCAGAGTACATAGCGTCTTTAAATTCTTTCACCGTAGTAGGTATATACATCACTTCATAACCTTCTCTCTTATAAACACCAATACTGTCTGTTGTACCGTCAGACATAATAACACAATCTGCTTTTACGGCTTTAGCTGCTTTAAGCATTGTTGCTTCACACAAACAATATCTTAGCTCATAGAATGAGTTATCTAAGAAAGTGTATTTATCAGATGAAGCGAAAGAATTTGCGTATCTTTCGTCTTCACATAAATGAGCCAAAGCCATATTAACATCAGAATGTTCAATAGCTTTGTTAGTGTACTTAGTAGGAGCTATAAAAGCTAGTTCCATTATCTTACACCCCAAACTTTGTGAGCTTGGATATTTAATTTTGCAGGGTTTAGTAATTTAATAGCTACATCTGTATTAGCTAAGTTTAAACTCTTTTCGTTATTAATAGGTGTTAACCAAACATTATCATACCTAGCTGTGTAATAGCCGATATACGCTTCTTCAGTAGTCTCGTCTACAGGTATTTTAATTTCGTTTATTCTATCGTTATCAATTAAGTCGCCAAACTTAGGCGATACAGTAATCCAATCAGCGGCTTGAACATTGTACAGTTTATTACCGTTGGTTTCTACCTGAACATAAGCCCCCATACCTTTTAAAGCTCCGATTAAAGAGTTTAGGTTTTGAAGTGTGGGTTCTCCGCCTGTTATAACAACGTGAGATACGCCGGACTCTGCATATAGTTTAACCAGATCTTCTATACTATACTCTGTTATATTTTTAGGTTCACTATGTAATGACTCATCACAGAAGTCGCAAGTGTAGTTGCAACCGAAGAATCTAACGAATAAAGATAATTTACCTAAGTGAGCAGCTTCCCCTTGAGGAGCTACGAAAGTTTCTACTAATTTATACATCTGAAGCTTCTTCGATATTTATATAGTGCGCTGTCATTTCTTGGTTTCCTCTGCCTTTAGCATAAGCCCAGCCTGTTAATGTTTCCTGCACTCTTACTACTTCAACAGGAAAACCTCTATCTTCTAGCACTTGATACATATGATAAGCCATTTGCTCAGCTGTTGGGTTGTAATCAACAGTGATAAACCTAGCGTTTATTTCTTTACATATTTCTTTCATTCTATCGTGTGTAGGGTCTTGATCCCACAACATTAGACTATGGTCCCAAGCATCAATCATCCAACTAAACCTATCTTTTAACTCACCGAAATCCATCAACATACCCGTATGGTCTAATTGATCTCCTTTTAGAGTAACCTCTGCTAAGTAACTATGGCCGTGAAAGCTTTGACATTTTTTACTGTAACTATCTACTAATCTGTGAGCAAGCTCGAATTTAAATTTTTTTGTTATTTCCATTTTATTTCTCCCAATCAAATGTGATCCAATTGTTGTGAGTTATAGGCTGCCCTACGTAATCACACCTAAACGACGTAGTAATTCTTTCATATAAAACAGCTGTTTTATATGGTATACTTATGTGTTTTACCATTTCCGTTAGCGTATCTCCCGTATCAGAGATGTCATCCACTATTAAAACCTTGTTACCTAAGCCGTTTGTTCTAAATGTCTCAGGAGGCACCGTATTTCCCGTCGGTAAGTGGTGCACGGTTTTAATACCTAGGGCGTGAGCTAAGTAAGCAGAAGGTACCAGACCCCCTCTACCGCAACACAAGATTGAAGTAAACTTTTCATCGCCTATTAAACTTAGAATCTCTTTTACAAGTCTTTTTTCCTCAACCATTGTACAACGCCCTGTAATTAATTTTCATATAAGTTAGGTAGTCGATTGCTTTTTGAATATCTTCTACGCCGTTTTTACTTTTATGCCTCGTTGTGTATTTAATAACATTACCTTCAAAGAAATCTAACTCATTCGCTTTTATATACGCGAACGGTTGAATACTCTTTTCTTCGTAATGCGTTCCGCCTGTTTGCTTAGTTTCCATATTTTTCCTTTCACGTCCGTTAGTATACTATTATTATACTGAAGGTCTCCATAAATTAACTGTTTTTCCGTCAAACTGATGCATATTTACTAGTTGCATAGTCAAAATAGCTTCTTCTTCGCCTAAATCTTTAAACTTATACGCTTCAACAACACCCTCCCACAGTTCGTCGTCACTCATTGACTTATCAATGAATTTTTCTGCTTTTTTAGGTCCTAAGCCTGGTACGCCTTTAATTCCATCTCCTGAGTCGCCTATTATACACTGATAAAAAGGCCAATAAGAAGCGGTAATTCTAGATGTCTCTATAAAAGAGTCTTTATTGTAGTTGTAATGTCTTCCAGGTGTTGCGTTTAAAACATCTTTATCGATTGCAGCTAGCATATACTTATCAGGGTCTTTTTCTTTTAAATAAACAACCTCATCATCAGCTTCCCAACCCGTACACATAAAAGCATTTCCGTATTTTTCTACAAAAAGATCTTTTAATTCGTGTAAACCAGACGGATGCCTTACTTTTTTTCTTCCTTTTTTATACTCCGGAAAGATTTCATACCTAAAATTGCTTCTGCCTGTGAAGTATAAGGCTATTTCTGAGCAACCTGTTCTCTCTTTCATATAATTCAGCTTAGAAATTACTACTTCCTCAGCCGCTTCTAGATCTAAAGTATAAAAAGGCTCCTCATAATTCTCATTAGGCCAATTAGGATGAAGCTGTTCTTCCTCGTGAACTGAAGCCGTAGCATAAATTATAGTATCGGCATCAACCAGAAGTATTTTATCGTTGGGCGCTTCGTTACCGTTTACTTGTTCTTCTTGAAACAAAGACATTACGCTTCTCCTTTATTTGTATATTCGTATTCAAAGATACCTTTACCGTCAATGTCTCCAAAGTTTTTACCTACTAATGCCGTAGTTGGCATGGGTAAATCAGATACACTAGCGTTTTTAGTACATTCAAACCAAGCTTCTACCATAGAATCGGCTAAATTCTTAGCAATTCTCTTACCTTCTTCTAAACCAGCTGCTTCAACCACATATGAATCGTGAATGAATACAAGCATCTTAGCTCCAGGCTCTTTTTTAAAGAAGTAATGCATTGCAAGCTTAGCTACCTCGGCGCCTAAACCCTGATTTTGAACACCTGCTAAATCTGTAATAAGTTTAGCTCTATAATTTCTACCGTTCAGCGTACTACCAAACATAGTTTTCTTAGAACCAAAACCGCCGCTCTCCGCAGCTACTTTTTTATGCCAAGCGGCAATACCAGGGTAAAGTTTTCTCCATTTAGCCACGGTCTTTTCAACATCTCTATCACTAGGAGCGCTACCGGCTAATTTAATTAGAATATTTTTAAATGTCTTCCACCCCGATAGATAAAGTAATGAGAAGTTGCACATCTTTGCTATGAACCTTTCATCCTTTGTGATATCTTCTGTTTCTTTATTGAATATTTGAGTAGCTGCATAAATATGAAGATCGTTATCTTCTTTAAATAGCTTCTCTAATACTTTATCCCCCGTATCAGCACAAACAGTTCTGAGCTCTAGCTGAGCAAAATCAGCGTAAACCATATAACGTTCATCTGTAAAACCAAATAGATATTTTAATTCTCTAGGGATTTGCATAAGATTATCTGTCCCGTCGTGAGGCTTAACACCACTTCCTTGACACCTAGCTCTTCCTGATACGGCAGTGGGCGTAAAATGCCCTTTTACCCTATCAAAACTATAACGATCTAAGAAATTCATTCTTTTAACCATCTTACGCTTTTCTCTAACTGATTTAGCTATTTCATTCCCTTCTGCAGATAAAAGGGCTAAGGCTAAATCATCACTAGAATCAGAGCCCACTGCCTCTCTTACTTGTTTATAGGAATTAATATTTAAACCAGGAGGAAGTAAAAGCGTTTGCCTATCAATAACTTCTTGGGTTTCTATTTTCATTTGAGCTAGCCTATCCTGATCAACAGGTAAACCGTTTTGCTGCCATACAACACTAGAACGTAAAAATGTTTTATCTAATTGATAGATAAAATCATTTGTTTTACCTTTAACCATATGAAATAGTTTTGGTAAGTAATAAACATCCGCCGCTGCATAAGCTAATTGGTCGTCAGTCAGCTCCATTGTAGACATATCTTTTGTTTTAGTAGATACAAAACTTTTTTGCATTACTTTTTTCTCTAAATCATCAGCGCCGTAAACATCATAACCGTGTACATATTCTAAACATTTGTCAAGCGAAAAACTTTCTAAGTGTTTATATAATGACAGTCTTGAGAGTATTAGGGTGTCTTCAAAAAACGGGAACGGGTTTTCTTTGATGCCTAAGTCGTTACAAAAACAAGCTGCGTCATACGAATAGTTATGCCAAACAGTCGTGCATTTTTTCATCTCAGAGTAAAGTTTTTTAAGTGAGGCGTCTCGTACATCGAATAGTTGTGGCTCATCCCAATGTTCTTGGAAGACTTGTACCAATCTTATCTTTGAAAAGAATTGGTTTGTTTCTGTATCACAGTACAGAGGTTCTGTAGTTTTTAAATTCGCGATCATATTATTCCTTTTAATCAGTTGGGGTTGTAAGGCCGAGAGGCCTCACGTCTTATAAATTTGGTTTGCTTGTTTCTTCTGAACTTTCTTCACCCATATTGTTAGGGTTGATTTTAGCTCTGTATGCAGAAGCTAATTTGTTTAATAAAGATTCCGGAGCTTTGATTCTGTAAGTGTTGTAGCCATAACCTTTAGCTTTACCTGTTTTAAATTTTTCACCTTTATCCCAAGCTTTCTCAAGTCTGTATAAATCACCTCTAACCATCCCACCTTGATCAATATTGTTTTGTAGCATAGTATTCGGCACTGTTGAAATAGCTTTAGCGCTTTCAAGAATAGCTTCTTCACTATCTGCAGTTAGATCTACTTGTAGACCCTCCATAACATTAAAATCACCGTACTCATCTGATGTAGCCGTTCTCATATTTACCCAGTAAAAACCTAAGCTCTCACCTTTTTCTAGGTCTTGTAATTTGAACTGCTCGTGCGGGTTCTGTAAATCAATTTTTTCTTCTTGTAATAAACTCATAGTTTGTTCCTTTTGTTTATATTGCGTCGCTTGTTTGAACTGTATCAGGGACAACAGGTTTTATAGTAACCAGTCTGAAACCTTGTAAACCAGGTTATCTATATAAGTAAGTATTTCTTCTATCTTTTGCATCTTTTGTTCCTTTTATCTCTTTAACTATTATAATTATATTATACCTTTGGTTCATTCTTCCTTAATTTATAGATATATGCCTTAGAAAAGCCGTATTTCTTTACAATTTCGCTAATTGGCAATGTAGAATCTCTAATTTCCTGCTTTATCTGCTCTTTATCGTCTAAAACCTGCCTAGTCTCTTCATCTGGCTCAACCAATTTGGCTTGTTCGTACCTAAACAAGTGTAAATACTCAGAGGGGTTAAGCTCTGATTTTCTTTTTTTACTTAAAGCTTCTAACTGCTCTGTAGTGTATTTTTTGCCTCCCTCAAATAAACTCATAATTTAGGCTCCTCTTTTAATTGTAGCTCTTCTAGTTTAGTTCCTTCAGGGTTAATTATACAAGCTGAAGTTGTTCTCTTTTCTCTAGGTATGTTATGAGGACTTACGTCTACACCTTTTATTCTAAAGTAGTCTGTTATTTGTTTTCGTTGTTTGGGGAAGAAATCTTTTAATTTAGAAACTGTTATGTAACTAATATTTCTATCTATAATCTCACTCCTATAGAACTCAACAAAATCATCTTCACATTCTTCTTCTAATGTTACTAAATCTTTACTTAACATCGCGTGAGCTATTTTAGCTGTTGAAGGGGTACTTTTACTAACTAAATTACGGAATAAATCTGTTTCTATGTGTTTGTCATAAAGAGATGCATCTGTTTCTATGTAAGCTAAGTACTCCATAAATTGGTATATCTCTTGAGCTATGAATGAATCAATCGCCTTTTTACCAGCCGGCCAATCTCCATAAGCATCTTTTATTTTAGAATCTTTTGTAGGGAAAAAATTAATCCTTCTGTTATCATTATCCCCGTCAACTCTAAAAGGCCTAGCCTCATTTGTTGCCAATACTACAAATGCGTAGTTATTATGCGTAGCTTTTTCTACTCCTTTAGAATGAATAGCTACAGTATCTTCACCTACTATGTTCTTTATTTTAGTATATACTTTTTGAGGGGCGTTTGGATTAGCCTCATCTATCTCATTACCAAATATAACTAACTTATTTTTTAGCTCGCCATTAAACGACCCACTGAAAGTATCTGTCTCAACTTTTATATAATACTCGCCGTAAATAAGACTAAGTATCTGATTATATAAAACACCTTTACCTGTACCACCAGCTGTACCGCTCATAATGAAGGAAGCCGAACCAACTAGATGCCTAAGGTGAAAAGCCAAGTTATGTAAAAACAATGTTCTTTGTTCTTCATCTGGAAATACGTGTGTTAATAACTGATTAATATGATAGGGTATTTCAGCTCTTGGTTCACATTCTTTGAAATAACTCATCAGCTCTGTTCTTTGGAATAAATTATAATATTCCTCACCTGCTTCACCTTTGAAAAACTCTGCATCAATAGTAGGGTCAAAAACACTGTATATTTTAGGTACTTCTGCTACATCAATATCATTACCTGTGTAACGTTTATAATCATCGGTGAAAGCCCCTTTTGTATACGTATCTTTCTTTTTCGTTTTTAAATCATAAAGCCTGTATTTATCTTGTTCTGGGTCATACCATACTTTAATGTCCGCTTGGGCTGACACAGCTTGTATCGACCCTTGCTGCTCATACTTCTCGTGCCATTTAGGGTTGTAATCAAATCTTGAATCAAATACATAATCAAAACCCCCTACTTTATTCAACTCATCGTGCGATCTTGTTGTCTTAATTGTCCTAGTTGAGAAATCATAAAGGAATTTATAGTACAGTTTCTCATCTACTGTTGGATCAACCGCACATATACTAGCTACATAAACAGAGAAATCGTGTTTCCTTCCTGGCTTAGACGCTTCTTCTAAAGTTAACCCCGCATAATCATTAGTACAGAATCTTCTTTCTAATTTAGCTTTTAACTTTTTAGCTACACGAGCTGTTGCTATATAGTCTTCTAAAATATGCGCTAAAGGATTTTTATATGTTAATTGATTCTCTTCTTGCATAGAACCCAAAAATGACTTAGTTATTCTCGTGTTTTCTTCTTTGAACAACGCTTTTAATTTATCAGGCATTGCTTTTGGCTTGTCTTGCTTTACCACCGTATAACCGTCGTTAGTTGGATCAGCAAACGTTTGTCTTCCGTCATTTAATAAATCTACGAAATCTCTAATACCAATCTTAGCTTTGATAGTTGGTTCGTAACTATAAAATAACTGGTAACCTTTTGATGTCTTTATGATATACTCGGCTAACTCTTCAATAGATAGATTAGTAGTGTCCTCTAGCGATTTTAATGCTTCTTTTGAATCGATATCTACAATAGTCAGATTACTAATCTTCCCAGTGATGATTGCTAAGTTATCTGACTTGTAAGGCCAATTGTCGAAGTTATACCTCTCCCCTCTGTACTTAGTGTAATCATTCTCAAACTTAACTATTTTTTTACCTTCATCATCTCGCATTAGAGATAGCATAGGTATGACATTGAAACCATAGGTCTCACTTAGAAATCTTGCTTGTTGTACTGCGCTCATTCTTATCCTTTTTATTGAATTTTAGGAGAAGATTAGCTATAATATAACCAGAAGAGGTTGCGGTCTAGACAGTCTCCCTCTTCTCCCTTAAAGTAATTATAATCAACTAAAGCTTAAATTAAAGTAAATAAATGAATAGATTTCTATTAAGTTATTAATTATTCATTTTATATATATTCTCGATAAAAATATTAAAATAACAAAAATACATAGTAATAGTGTTAAATACTTATATATAAGCGGACCAACCCCAAAACGAATAAAGAATAAATGAATGAGCGACCCGCCGGAGACTTTTTTGTGTTATTATATTATAATAGAATATGAAAAAATTTAGTGCAAGATTCCGGGCCGATTGGAACAACGATGAAATACTGGGAGAGATCCTAGAAGAATACTTCAGTGACGACGAAATAATAAAGACGAAAGCTTCACTTTGTTATTGGTTAAATATCTCAGAGCGAGAGTTCGAAGTGCGCAGAAGAACAGATATGTTCAAAGAACTGCTAGACAACGCTGATTTATATGTGAGATGTTTAATAGAGCAGAGTGGTATGCTGAACGATAGAACATTCTCAAGATTCTTATTAGAGACGCAATATGGTTATGCTAAACCAGTTGCTCAAGAAGAAGAGAAGGCTGGGCAGTATGTGTTTAACTTTGTGGACGCTTAATGGACATTAAGACTTTACCTCACCAGAAAGAGTTTCTAAAAGATATTGATAGGTCTAAGTACCACGGAACTATCTTAGTCGGTGGTTTCGGGTCGGGTAAATCAGAAGCGGGCGTATTTAAAACTTTTATGATGAAGTTAAGATACCCTAAACATAAGGTTGCCTACTATTTACCCACATACGGGCTGGTAAGAGATATCGCGTTTGATAAGTTCACATCATTCCTAGAAAGCATTGACGTACCTTATCGGTTAAACAAATCAGATAAAGAACTACTTATCCCTGGTTATAGCTCTATCATATTTAGAACTATGAGTGAGCCGGAGAATATAATCGGTTACGAAACAGCTTATTCATTAATAGATGAAGCAGATATACTTCCTAAAGATAAAATGGAATTAGTGTATAATAAGATAGTAGGTAGAAATAGATCAATAGATGATGCAGAAGTAGATATGGTATCAACACCTGAAGGGTTTAAATTCTTATATGATAAGGTTAACAGCGGACAGTTTAAAGTTATCCGAGCTAAGACATCAGACAATAAGTTCGTACCAGACTCCTATGTTAAATCATTAGAAGATCAATATACACCAGAACTTTTAAAAGCCTACCTAGAAGGAGAGTTCGTTAACTTAACATCAGGATCAGTATATAACTACTTCGATAGAGATATACATACGTCCAATAGAGAAGGCTATAACTTTGGAATGACATTACATATCGGACAGGATTTCAACGTTGGTGGTTGTTGTTCAGTTGTTTGCGGCGTTGAAGGTAATGCAGCTTATGTAATTGACGAGTTTACTTCTAAAGACACGTATCAGATTGTAGAAAATATTAAAGAGAAGTACCCTGGTCATCATATCGTAGTGTACCCAGATGCCTCAGGTAGCGCTAATAAGACATCGTCAAGTATGTCCGATATTGATATACTATATAAAGCAGGGTTTGAAATTAACGTACCAAGAAAGAACGGCGCGGTTAAAGATAGAATCAACGCTGTACAAAACAAACTAAGTAAAAATACTCTATACATAGACCGCAAATGCCTTAGTGTTACTAAAGCTTTAGAGCAACAAGCTTATGACAAGAACGGAGTGCCAGAGAAGTCTGGCGGAGCGGCAACTGTTGATGATTGGAACGATGCTTTAGGTTACTTCATAGTTAGAAAGTTCGGTATAGAACAGACGGGCTTACAAGCTACAGGTGTCAGTTATGCGTAAATTATGCTATAATAGACTTAATGATAAATAAATACGGGGAAATAAATGAAAACAACGAACAGACTGAATAAGTTTTCTAGGCGTTATGATATGTATAACGATAACTTTGAGGGGCAAGTAAAGACACACCTAAGTGCTATCTATACAAAAGCAAGCACACTTAGGTTAGATAAACAGCTGGACTTAACTAATAATATCTTTAAAACTATTGTATGCAAAATATCAAGAGCTTATTCTTTTGGTATTACGCGAGAGTTCACGGATGAAAACAACGAACAAGTGTATAAAGACTTATCAATTAATAAGACTATGAAAGAAGCAAATAGGTACTTAAATGCTTTTAACGACGTACTATTACAAGTTAGCTGGGATTACAGTACTAATAAACCAAGACTAATATTCAGATTGCCTCATAAAACTAAAGTAGAGTTAGATGAGTATGATAGACCAAAAGAAGTAGAATACTTTATATCTAAATGTGGGGACGGTGATAAGAAAGAGAAGTGGGCCTACTGGTCAGCTACCGAACATTATTATAAAATCTACGACGGCGAAGAAGTTAGTGTTGAATACCCTGAAGGTAATGAAGAAGGTACTAATCCTTATAAAGTTCTACCTTTTGTATTTATGCAAAACGGCTTTAGAGACGGTGTTTTCTTCGATGAATACTCAGGAGATGATTTAGCTTATATTACTTTAGATAACTCGGTATACAGCACGTTCAAAAACTATTTAATTAAGTGGCAATCGTTTAAACAGTTAGTAGTTACAGGTAGTAATCTTGGAGAGCTTAAAGGCCAAGTGATGGACCCTAGTACAGCATTAACGGCTTCAGGTCAAGATGTTGATATTAGTTTATTAGACTTACAAGCAGACTTAAAACAATTAGACGAGACATTACAAAGCGCAGCTAATAACGTAGCTATTAACTATAATATTAGCCCTTCACAGTTTAGGCTAACAGGTAATGTATCTAGCGGTTTTGCTATGAAGATGGAAAATAAGCCTTTAGATGAGTTTACAGAAGAGCAACAAGACGACTTTAGAAACTATGAGTTAGCGCTATTTAAACTATTGCAAATAGTATCGGAAGTAAATAAATCAAAGATTAACGGCGGGTTAGTTGTTACGTTTAATAAACCAAGTTACGCAGAAGCTAAAACTGATAAGCTCGAGGCAAATACTACAGAGATTGATTTAGGTTTAAAATCAGCGTCAGAGATTATCGCTGAAGAAAGAAACATAACTATAGGTGAAGCTAAAGGTATTTTAACAGCTAACTTGGCAGAAAGAAACACAGTTTATAATAAAGTAGAAGTAAACTCAGGTTTAAATCTCAACACAACAGCGGACGACTTAGGGCTTAACTAATGGCAATAGATGCTATAATCAACGCTATTGATACTAAATTAGATAGAGAGGTACATCTATTTAATTTAGAGATCGAGAAGATATTAGCAGAAGCAAGCACTCTAATAGCCGCAGAAGCTACGCACTCTATATCAGATCCTCTTACATTCGATTTTAAAGTTCAAAAGATTCTACAAGAAGTAGGTTATTATGAACTTATTAATAAATATGTAGATGAAAGTTATGACAAGAGTTATAGCGAAATCTTAGCCTTATTTAAAGAAGGCGGGTTAGATGTTGTATTTACTGAAGCTGATCTAGCTATTATTAAGAACATAAAAGAACTTGAGATACAGGCATTTATTGATATAGGTAATAACGCAGCACAACAGCTTAAAAGAGATTTATACAAATACTCGTTATCTGATATGAATAAGAAAGATATTATTACAAACATATCAAACTCATTAGCAGGCACTGACTTAGCAAAACACTCTACTACATACGCAAATACCGCAATTAGTAATTACAACCAATCTATAATAGATATAAAATCAGCGGGCGTTACAGGTGAGGTTTATATTTACAGGGGCGTAACAGACAAGAAGACTAGGAAGTTCTGTAGTTGTGTTGTAAAACAAAAGAAGTATTATGATAAGTCTGATGCAAACTCGTTAAGAAACGATAAAAGAAGGCAATGGAATTGCAGGCACGTAATAGTTGCTGTATCTAAAGAATGGGCGGAAGCTAGAGGGTTTGAAGAGGGAGACTTTACTTGTTAAAGAAAAAACCTAACTTTAAAAAGTGGCAAGAGCACATAAAAGTTGAGAAACAACTGCCCCTTGTTGCTAATGAAATAATCTCAGATATAGTACTTAGAACTCAATCAGGTAGAGACGTAAATAATAAAGCATTTAAAAAGTATTCTGAAGACTACGCAAATAAAAAAGGGTCTACTAAAGTTAACCTTACCGCTAGTAACGATATGCTTAATTCTATTACGTGGACTACACTTAAAGGTAACAAGAAGGGTATTAAGCTCTACTTTAGTTCTACAAACCAACACAATAAAGCTAAAGGTAATCAGAAGACTAGAAAGTTCTTTGGGTTATCTACTCAACAAAGAAAACAACTTATTAAAGACTTACAAAAAGCTATGCAATACAAATAACCCCCGGGGATACAACAGGTCTTGCCTTTCCCCTCGTTATTATGTTATAATACTAATAGCTGAAAAGCTAAGATACTTTATATAAGGAAATCCAATGTCAACTGAAACATCAAATTCAGGTAACGAGAACACTGCAACTCAGCAACAAGCAGGAAATGAGAACACTTCTACTCAAACAGAGGGTCAGACAAACGTAACAATGACTCAAGAGGATTTAAACACTCTAATCAATGCTAAGTTTGCAAAAGGTGCTGAAAAGTCTAAGAACGAACTACTTAGTAGTTTAGGTATTGACAGTGTAGATAGTTTGAAAGAACTTGTCGACGCTAAGAAAACTGCTGATGAGGCTAGCAAGACAGAACTAGAGAAGATGACAGAACAGTTAGATTCTTTAAGGGCTGATAATGAAAAGCTTACGACTCAGCAGCAAGCAGCACAAAAGAAAGCAGCAATCTCTGGATTGGCTGCCGCTAACGGTGTAGCAGATGTAGAATACTTTGAATATGAGTATAGTAGAGCTGCAAAGACTGAAGGCTTTAACGCAGATGAATTTGTTAATGGTTTAAGAGACGCGAAACCTTATGTTTTCGGACAAAGCGTTACGCCCCCTAGAACCGACAGTTCTTCTAATGGCGGTCAACAACCAGCCGACTTTAGCGGTAGAGTTAAAGCGGCTAAGACTAAAAAAGAATTAGATGCATTATATGCAGAAATAAAATAAAAAGAGGTAAATAAATATGGCTGACGTATTAACAACAGGAGCAGTATTAGACGATTCATTAGTAGAATTAATGGATCAAGAGGTAATTGTATCAGGAGCCGGTATAAATAAAATTGATGCTTTCGTAGAGTATCCAACGGACATCGACGGTAAATCAATGACATTTACAATCTATTCTAAGTTAGCAGTAGCAACTACGGCTTTAACTGATGGTACAGATGTAGATGCAGTAGCAATGGCAGATACTTCAGTAGTAGTAACTCCGTCTGAATACGGTAATGCAATTACTGTTACTAAACTAGCTGACTTACAAACTGGTGGTAAAGGTTCAAGAGCCGCAGGTAAATTAACAGGTATTAACGTTTCTGAAACTACAAACGCTTTAGGTGTTGCTGCTTTAGAAGGTGGTACTAATACTACAGCTGCTGCAACTCCTGGAACTACAGCTAAAGCTGATTTAAGAGCGGCATACACTAGATTAGCAGATAAAAAGATTCCTAAGATTAACGGTTACTATGTAGCTTATATGAACCCTGCACAGGTTTCAGATATTAAAGACGACTATATTTCAATCGCACAGAATACTAACTTAGATTTAGCTACTAATGGTGTTGTAGCAACTTATGAAGGTTTCTTAGTTGTTGAAGATGCTGATGCAACAGCTGGTAAAGTATCTTGTTTTGGTATGGGCGCAATCGGTAGAGGAGCTTCTGCAGAACCAGAATTAAAAATTACTGGTCCTTTTGATAAACTTGGTAGAAACCTTAATATCGGTTGGCACGGTGTATTAGACTACGTTCTAGTGGACGATTCAGCAGTAGAAATTATTACTGGCGCATAGTAATGAAAGCGCTTAAGTCTTGTACTTGGAACTGTAACGGAAATAAGTACGCGCTTGAGCAAGGTCAAAAGGTAGACATTAAGTCTGCCGATCTTGCACAGGCAAAAGCAAGTGGTTTATTTGATGTTTCTACATTAGTAGAAAAAGTAAAGAAATCAGTATCAAGAAGTAAAAAGGCAGAATAATGGCATTACCAAATCTAACTAACGCAGACGTTGTACTAGGGTCTCCTTTATTATTAGCGGATTATGTTGCAAAAGCAAATAGCGGAAGTGCAACAACGGTAGTTTCGAGAGCTTTAAAAGGGTTAGATGAGGACGATGTTGAAGGTTCTTACATTTGTTTTATTAGCGGGCCTAATGCAGGTACGGATAGAATTATCACTGATTACGAGTCAACTAACGACGGAACATTTACCTTCGATGCTTTAGATAATACTGTGGATAACACAACAACTTTTGCACTTGTGTCTTTAGACTATTCAGGTGGTGTAGATAGAGCAAAAACAATAATAGAAAACGACTTGAGAAAGCAAGGTTATGACATAAATAACTTTCTAACTGAAGCACATCTACGAGAGTTATTACTCCTAAAAACGCTATCACACATTTGTCGTGTTAAGAGACAAGACGCAGATACGGATGATTCTTATCACGTTAGTTATTTAGAATTTGAAGAAGCTTATAATCAGGAACTAACAAACTTAGTTGCTGATTATGATTCTGATGAAGACGATACAATCGACGAGAATGAAGAAGGTGTGAACTTAGGGCAACCGGTATTCATAAGATGATCGCGTATTTAAAAGGCTTGGGGTTTAAGTATACAGTTAAAGATACTTTAAACGGTAAAGAGTTTAGATTAGTAGAAGAGTCTGTAGCGATAAGTGAAGAATTAACTACACTTGGGAATACAGTAACTGAGTCTACAAAAGTTTATGAATTATTTTTACCTACTAGTGGCTATTCTGTAGCTAAAATAGAGGGTATTGTAAGTGGTTCAAATAACAATGGTGATATAATCGTTTCTGCTACAGCTGATGTTGAAAAGCAAGAACGAGGTTATTTAATTACACTTACTTTTGTTATAGGAGATTAATATGGCAATTAAAGGTTATTCAGGAAGTTGTACTGTCGGGGGTACTGCTGTTGGTGAAGCTAAAGCTTGGTCTTTAGATGTATCACAAGAAACAGTAGATACTACTAACTTTGGTTCAGCTGGTTGGAAAGAGTCAGAAGCAACTTTAAAAAGCTGGTCTGGTTCAATTACAGTTTTATTTGACGGTGGGGCTGATGCAGGTCAAGCAGCACTAATCACAGGTGTTACAAGTGGTTCATCGGTTGCGGTTGTATTAAGTACAGCGGCTACAGGCGCAGGTACATCTGAGAAATTTAGTGGCGATGTTTTAGTTACAAGTATGCCTATTACTAATGATGTAAATGGAATTATTGAAGTTTCATTTTCATTCGAAGGTACAGGTGCTTTAACTCAAGCGGCAATAGCTTAATTTATAGAAAAGCCATAGTTTTATTATTATGGCTTTTTTCTTAAGTTAAAGGATATATATAATATGACAGATTTACTACTACAAGAGATTTTAAAAGCAAAAGACTCTTTACAAGACATAAAGTTTCCTATCAATGATACAGAGTTTCATTTTTATTATAACTACTTAACATTACTAGAAAAATCTAGAATTGAACAGATGTGTGTTAAAGCTATAACAACTGTGCACGACAACGGAACTAAAACAATCAGTCATGAAAAGCAAGAACACTTATACCCTGTTCATTTAATACTGGAGAAAGCTCTTGACAAAAACGGGAAGAGACTATTCACTCACACAAACCCACAACATTTTGATATAATAAGTAAGTTACCCGCGCAGTTAGCGACTTACATTGCTACTGTCATGAATACAGATGTAATGAATAACCTAGAAAAGGATAATGATGACGAATAATGAAGACTTAGTAATTGAAGTTGTAGTCAATGGTAAAAAAGCCAAGGTAGAATTAGGCAAAGTAGAGAAAGCAACTGAAGATGTAGGCTCAACAACTGAAGCTACATCTTCAAGAATGAAAGCGGGTTGGTTAGCTGTTGGTGGTGCTATAACAAGTGCTGTCGCAATTATGGGAGTCGCTATAAATAAAGCTGGAGACTTAACTAAAGCTACATTCGGAATGTCTGATGGTATGAAGTCTTATATACAGGCAACATCTAATGCGACAGGAATGACGCAAGAAATGATTGCAGGATTTGTCCAGTCAGGTAAAACTGCTGGTTTATCTTCAGGAGAAATTAAAAAGCTAACAGAACAATCTATCGCATTGGGGAGAGCTTATCCTCACGAGAGCGCTGAAACTTTAAATGACAATCTTATTATGCTAAACAAGACAGGCGAAGCACAAGGCTTTATTGTTGATGTGTTAGAGCAGAAGTATGGAAAGATAGACTTAACATCTATTTCTTTAGCTGATAAATTAAGAGCAGTAGAAGAGGCAACTAAGGGTGTTAATGAGAAGTTTCAAGATACAGCAGGGGCAAAGCTAGACCAAACGCTTACTAGGTCAAATAATGCTTTGGTTATACTAGGGGCAACAGCTTTAGATGCTATTAATAAATGGGGCTGGATTGATGCTGTAAATACTGGGCTAAGTAAGATTATCAGAAGTATGAAAACAATGACTGCTTTAGATATGAAAGAGCTTACTATAGAAATACAAGAACAGTCAGAAGCAGTTAAAAAGCTTAGGGCTGAGGAAGCAGAAGCACCATTAAAATCTTGGAATCCTTTAGAAAGAACTAAAGGGCAAATAAGAGCATCAAGAAGATTAGCAGAACAAAACTTACTTCAATTAGAAAAAAGAAAAGCAATGCTAACAGAAGAAGTAGCTGTCGAAGATGCAAAAACATCCAAAATAATTGCTAATAAAGAAAAAGAATTAAGGGCAACTGAAGAGGCAGAAAAGAATAAGCAAGAAGCATTAAAGCAGTCGGAAGCATTTCACGATAGCACTATTAATAGTATGGCTGACTCTATTACTAAATTTGTAATGACAGGGAAGCTAGCTTTTGAAGACTTTGCTAAAGGTGTGATTGCACAGCTGGTTAAAATAAGAGTACAGCAGGCCTTAGTAGGAGCATTTACAGGTACAAATATAGGCTCGTTCTTTGGTCTTCATACAGGAACATCTGAAGTAAAGCATACAGGTGGTTTTATAGGTATGCCTAGTCACCACGACGGTTCAATTAGAAGTGATGAAAGAATTGCTAAACTACAAGTTGGTGAAGCAGTTGTAAATAGAGCAGGAGCAACTAAAAATCAAGAAGCAATTAAAGCTATGAATGCAGGGCAGTCTGTTGGTGGAGATAGTGGGAGTGTTACTACTGCTGAGATTAATTTTAATGTTACGGCTATTGATAGTGCATCATTTAATAATTATCTAGTAGGGAATAAAAACACTATTGAGGGAATTATCAACAGAAGTTTACAGACTAATGGAAGTGTAAGAAAAACAATTAAGCAGGTAGTGTAATGAATGATTTAAGCTCTATACTGCTTGATAAGCACAGTCATTACGAGGTAGAGGAATATGTTAAGAGCGGTCAGGCTTTAACTTTTGATAGTGGAAAAGAGCAACGAATAGTAGGCGGTTCTATTCCCTCTTTTGAGATATCCCTTACATATAGTAATATATCTTTAGCTAAGTTTGAATTTCTCAAGAATGCTTATGAGAGTAATTATGCCAACACTTTCAAATGTCTATTTAGTAACGACATAGACAAAAGAAGTCAGTTAATGACTAATGAGGCTGAAGTATATATGTTTAAAGACTTTGAGTTCTCAGCGATTGCTGGCAAGTCAAATGTCTTGTCAGGGAGGATAACACTATTAAGTAGTGTATTCTTTAACTTCACAGAGTATCAAAGCTTGTTTACTGAGTCTAGTACATATACTCCGACAGCTTCTACTAATCAAGACTTTATGAGTGTTTTAGATGATGCCCAGCCTTATCAAGTTATATATAAATACTTTAATCAGTCAATAGCGAGCAATATTGGGGTATCAGGAAGACATATTAAAGATAAAGGACTAAAGAAAGCTTGGGGCTTATCTTGGGTGTTAGGTGAGTCTGATTTTCTAAAGCTACTTACATTCTATAGAAAAAAGTCTGGATTGATGGGCGAATTTGGTATGCCTTCATTTGGGTTTGCTCTACCGTACATAGAAGAGAGCTATTTAGAAAACCAAGATGATTATATTTTGTTTGATGGAAGCCTAGAGGGAGCAACAAATGCTAGATTTTCACAAGATAGTTTTCAATACAGTAAGAGAATAGATGGGCTATACCAATGTACGGCAGACTTTATGGAGGTTAATTAATGAGTAAAACGATAACTAACAATGCAAGAAACAATGATGCTATAGCAATACTTCACTTGTTTGAATTTGATATGTGTAATCTTGATGGAACTCTTAAAGAAACATTGAGATTTACAGACCACGATATATTCGTAAATGATGGGGGAGTAGAATACACTCCACTAGCTATTACTTTTGATAAACTTTCAGAGGACGGCTCAATGCAGTCGGACTCAATAAATGTTTCAATAGATAATGTAAGTGGGGCTTTAACTTCTGAAGCTTTTGCAAGTGAGTGGAGAAATAACAGATGCAAAATCGAAAGAATTATTTACACGCCAGCAAGTGATGTAATAGATGGTGAAGCCTATGAGTATGGGTATGGTGACAGCTTAGATGGGTATCCCAAGCTAGACATATTAGGATTAACTAAAGACCAATACATATTATTCGAGGGGATTATTGATACTTTTAATGCTACAGAGCAGTCGTTAAATGCTACACTAACTTCACTATTTACAAATTGGTCGAAAGCATACCCAGATAGAACATTTAACCAAAACGAGTTTACTTCAGTAGTAGATGCCATTACTGAAGAAGTTTATTGGGGTAGAGAGAAAGTTGTTTAATGAAGCATAACTGTTTTAGCTACTCTTATGAGCGACTAAAGTCTGTTTATGGGGATAGAATACCTAAGGAATGGAGATGTTACAGCGAGGCTGACTTTGAACATTTCAGCATAAACGCAAGCAAGTATTTGGCTAGAAAAATACACTACAGCTATTTTGAGAGCTTTTGTGATACTGTGCCTTTTGCACGGGAAAACGATATAATATTAACTAAAGATAGTATAGGAATTGCTATTAATCAATACAAGTATATGACTTTAAG